TCTTCATAGGCATCTGCACGGAAGCCTCCTCAGAGATAGTGAGTGGTTTCTTTATTGACATGAAAGGCACTCATCTGAACCAGAATCTAATTCAGCTAAAGCCTCCTCTTTACAATCCTGGCTACAAAATAAATCTAAATCGTCTTTTGGTTTGAATTTTGTTTTACACTTATTACATTCTTTTTCCATATTTTCTCCTCTTTCTTTTTAAAAGGTTTTTTCTTTTATTCCATAACCACGATGAAAAATTAACACTATAAGTTTCTATCAAAGAAAACATTTTGTCAATCAATGCGAAAAAATTATACAACCACTTGTCTATCATTTTGATGCAACTTTACCCTTATTAATACCTTCTTTTATAACGTATTTTTGTGTTCCGTTTGCACCTATCTCAACTTCTTTTTTTAAATTTTTAAATAATATTTTTTCTTTTTCTTTAATGCCTTTTTCTTTTAAAAAAGATTCAATTGTTTTTGTATCTCTCATAATTAATCCTTTACTTTATCTTCCATTTGATAAAACATTTTATCACTATCTTCCGTAACCATGCTAGAGTCCTCTGCATCCCAATAAGTAGTTTGGACTCTATAGTCAGGCCAGCTGTTATCAGTAGTGTATGAATTAACATGCCACAAAAGGCGATTATTAGGCTGAGCTGCAAAATTACCGTTATCAAGCTCCAATATATGTGCACACTTATGTTCTTGAGGAATTTCAGAATGTTCAACATCCAAGATGTTAACATCTGGGTGTGCCCAATCAATCGTAAATAAATATTTCCCATGATAAAACTTTTTGTCTAAGCCTAAAAATTTTCCTTTTAGACCATCCAGCCAATCAAAAGTAGTAACACTAGGCCAATAACTAAAACAGTTCCACAGTTCCAACTCGTGCGTCTGCATATTCGGCACATCGGCTCTATCATACGATTTTTGAAAAAACGCTGAGATAGGCAAACGCCAATAGCACGCACCATTAGGAAGCATGATGTTAAATAAGAGTGCACGGCCTGATATACTTGTGAGACCGAAGATAACGCAATCTTCGCTTTCTCCATGATGTTCTTTAAGATCATAAAGATATTCCTTTCTGACCTTGCAATAGATCGGTGGTAGATTCGCATTTAAATAAGCCATTTAACACTTCCATCTTCTTCTCGCTTGTCTTAATCTTGAATTTGGATCCTTAGCAGCTTTTGGAAACATTTTCATTTGTCCTGCACTTCTTGCACAATAAGATTTTCTTCTTGCTGCTCTTTTCTTACCAGGATTATCCTCAGTAACTGCTGTTTTTAATTTAGATCCAGGATTTTTTCTTCTATACGCCATGACTCCTGCTTGAGTCATTCCTGCACCAGCTTTTGTAGAACGAAAGTTTTTTTTATTTCGTGGTGGCATACCACCTTTTGACATCTTCAAAAGCTGAGCAGTATAATTATCCATTGTCCGAAGTTAAAGTCCCTGCACTGTATTTGTCTGTAAATAAAGTATACGCAGTAATTTTAACCGATGTTTTTAAATAAATTCCTTTTGGAAACATAATTCCATCTTCAGGAATATTTAACGTATAAACATCGCCACTTGGGACATCACCTATGAATCTTGTAACCCCGTCACTAGAACAAAGGTTCACGAGACCCGCACCTGTTCCATCAGAGGCAATTGAAATACCTTTAAGTCTTACAGGTGGAGAAATAATTTCTCCAAGTAAACTTACTGCCGTTGCATCAGCATGCGTAGTTGCTGTAGTTCCGTTTGCTCCTCTAACACAACCTGTCAGATTATTTGTAGCTACTGCAGTATAAGTTATAACTTCATTTTCAATCAAAATAGTTCCACCACCTGCTGGAAATCCAGCAGCAGAAGTCAATGTGATCGTAGTATCCGTTGCACTTAATGTTCCACCTTCATTTAAGGTAGTAGCGACAGCAGCGTCAGAAGATCTAGTTGCTTGTATGTCTGCTTTAAAACTCATTTAGTTCTCCTTTAGTTGTGGCTCCCGAAGGAGCCACGGTTAAAATTATAATACTGAGTATTCTAATTCTGCAGTAAATCTACCAGCTGTAATATCAGCATTGATCGCAGTTGTAGTACACGCATACAAGAATTTACTTGCAATTGGTGCAGTAATAAGTGGATCAAAAATGTGATAGTTACCTGCTGTGTTATTGTAATTGATATCAATTTCAGTAACAGATGCTGCAGCACTTACTTGTGGATCGAAACAAGTTACACCAGCTCCAACAATTTCAGTTGGTGAAACAGGAGCAGTATTAGTTGCAGTTCCTGAAGTGCCAGAAAGTTTTAAGCTACCTACTAAAGTTTGACCTGCTGGAGTTGTGATTAAAACAACAGCTCTGTGAATGAAAAATTTAGTTGGTGTAACTAAACCACTTGCAGCATCAGTATTTAAAGTTCCTAATTCTACAAGAACATCACCATCTGCATATGCAGTATCTGCTGCATCTGTTCCAGCTAATGTACCAGCAAAAGTTTGGATTTTTCTTGTTCCTAAACCTGCGAAAGTTCCTTCAGCATTGAAAGATGATCTAACTGTGTATGCACCAGTTGATGTGTTTTTTGTTACAGTTTGAAATCCGTTTTCTGATCGGACTGGGCCTGTAAAAGTTGTGTTTGCCATAATATTCTCCTTTGTATAGCGTTGTTCTTATAGTCTCTATACCGTCTGCTTAGTCAGTCTATAAGAAATTTTTCTAAGTGTTTCTATTATACATAAAAAAAGGGGCGATGTGAACACCGCCCCTTTTAAGTACCCGTTGTAGGGTTAATCTGTTAACTATTAGCTAGTTGGTAGATTTCCATTACCAAAAATACATCTTGGATCAGAGAATCCAAAAGAGTATCTTTCTCTAGCTTTGAATCTAACGTTACCAGTATCGAAGTCACCTTCTAATGCAGTCTTAATTGGGCTTCTTTCGAAGTGTTTAAGACCATTAGGCACATCCGTTAACAAGAAGAATGAGTCAGTGTCAGTTAAGAAGTTGTTCACTCTGTAACCTTCAGGAACCATTCCCATGTTATTGATAGCGTTGATGTCGTTGTCAGCAGTACCTGTTCTAAGAGTTGATTTCATCAATCTTTCAGCAGTAAATTGTAATTCTTTTGGAATTATCATTTTTCTACCGTTAAGAGCGATTTTTAATCCTCTCTCATCAACGAAACCTTGAATATCAATTAGAGCTTGCTCTAATGAAGTTTCGTTAAGGTCAGCTGCAGTTGCCAATACGTTTGAGAACGTTCCACCATTTGATAATGGGTGATTGTTCGCAATTAGAGGCACCCCGTCACCACCTGTTACAGCAGTGAATTGTGCTTGGTTAAGCACTTGTGCAGCTTTTACTTGCTTAGTGTTTGACATAGATCTTGCTAAAGCTCTTGTGTATCTTTGAGCAAGTCTGTCGTATAGGTTATCTTCAATAGCTTCTTCAGTGATTGAGAATGCTAAAGCGATTGTTTCGTGTGTGTATCTAGCTGTGTAAGCTTCGTTAGCTTGATCGAACACAACTGAAGCACCTTCTTGTTTAGTTGGTGCACCAGCGAAACCACTTAACATTACTTCTTCTTCAAAAGCTCTGTCAGAAGATTCAGTAGTAAAGATTTCAGCATGCTGATTATCGTATCTACTGTATTCCAGGCCGAATAAAGCATTCAAACCTGGCTCTAGCTCTTTAGCTAGCTGTTGTCGTGATATAGCCATAATTATTCTCCTTTATTATACGCCTGTTCCACTTCTGTAGAAGTGTTTGTTGATTCTAACAAGAATGTTAGCGTTAGCTGAACTAACATCACTGTTATTAGGGTCTTGAGAAATATCAATCGCCTGAATAATGAATGATGCGTTAGTTCCAGAAGTTTCAACATCTAATTGAACTTCTGATATTCCTGTTTTTGTGTTACCTGTAGCTGCTGTAACGGAATAGTTTTGAAAGATGTCCGCTCTTGCAAAAGTGTCATCAGCATCCATTAAAAAAACAGCGTCTGGATCGTCCACTACAAATGCTGTAATGTCCGAAGCAGCAACACCGCCTGGATAATAGTTGCTAAAAGTTGGCTTTTGAGTAGTCGGATCTGTGTAAAAACATCCGTTAAAAACACCCACAACAGCTGTTGAATTGTCAGCAGTATGTCTTTCGATGTTACCACCAGTTACTGGTACAACCAGGTCACCTTGGTAAATCGCAGTTGCATACGAACTAGCAATTGTATATCTGTTCTGAGCTCCAACTAAAGGTGTACCGTCAAGTTTTCTGTAAGGTCTTAGACCAAACTTTTCTACTACATTTGACATAAGTTTATACTCCTATTTAGTTTTTGTTTTTAGTTTATATTAGCCAACCTTTAGGTAGGATTAACAAAAAGATTAATTTTTGCGTCCACCGCCAAAGGTTACCCGCTTCTGTCTATCAATATTGATAGGCATAGACGGATGTTGTTCCTTCATAAGATCGTTATCAACTCCTTTTAACTGATCTGTTGTAAGTCTTGCGAAATACTCAGATCGCTGTCTTAGGATCTCTGTCGGTATCCTTGCCAACACAAGGCCTCCAATTCCGATGCATCCAGAATATTTCCCTTCGGTTATGTGAGGGTATTTGTCGGCATCAGGATCATTTTTAATTTCCTCTGATTTAACAAATTCCCATCCTTCTCTAAGTTTCTTAGTTACGTTAGACGTATCTTCAAAACCTTGCACATTGGTTCTAATCCATCTGTGCTCGAAACCGTTGGGTGCTTTTGGGGCATCCAAACTTGATGGTAACTGCCAAGTCTTTTTTCGTTCTTTAACTTCTCTCGACTCAGCGTTGCGTGAAGTTCTTTTTATAGTATCGTTCATATTATTGAGCCTCCTTCACATATTTAACGTACTCTTCTAGTGGCACACCTAATCTTTTAGCTATTGCTACCTGTGATTTGGTGAGTGTCACAGTTTTGCGTCCGACTTCTTTTCTTCCAGCAGAAGCGACAGTCTGGACAGGTTTCGCTTTCTGCTTAGCTTCGACAGGCTCAGCTGGTTCTTTCAAACCTTGAGCTGTCAGAATAGGGTCTAACCTTTTCTCTATTTCATTATAGTATTCATCAGAGTCAACTTCAATACCTTCTTGTCTTATCTGACCATCTAATGCAACAGCGTAAGCTGTAAGAGCAGGATCCTTATCATAACCAAACCACTTCTTATGCTTTTCTCTAAACTCGATAGCTTTTTCAGATGGTGTTGGTTGTTGAGCTTGTTCTTCTTTAGTAGCAGATTTAGCTTTTTCTTCAGCTTCTTTCTTTTCCGTTTCAGCTAATTCAATAGCTGCTTTTCTCTCTTCAGCTCTAATTTTTGCTTTTTCTTTTTGAACAGCAAGTTGAGTTAATTGATCATTTGCTTCCATGATCGCATTCGTATCGTTGTTCTCGATTGCAAGTTTTAAATTATTTTTAACTTGTTCTCTTTGAGCATCTACTCTTGCTTCAAACTCTTTAAGATAATTATCAGATTCTACATTGTATCTTTTTTCAATATCTTGTAGTTTCTTTTGAACACCTTTAGCATAATCTTCAGCAGCTTTCGCTTGTCTTTCTGCTTCTTCTCTTCTAAAAGTGAGTTTATCAATTCTTCTGTTTTGCTGTTTGTATTTTTTGTAAAGACTTTTAAAATCTTTTTCATCGTCAGCAAGTTCTTCTTTCTCACCTTCGATTTCTTTACCTTCAGCTTTTAATTCTTGTTTAAGATCATCAACCTTATCTTCTTCAACTTTAATTTCAGGTTTATCATCTTTCTTCTCTTCAGAAGTTCCGTGATCCGTGTACCCTAAATCAACTTCGCCAAAATTAAGATTCGGTTTTTCTTTTGTCTCGACATTGTTAGCCGATTCTTTAACCTCAACGGTTAATTCTTCTTGGCTCACGTCATCCGTATCGATGTCGATGTCTTTTTTAGATTGTTTTACTTCTTCTTGTGCCATCATTTATTCTCCTTAGTAAAGTGTAGCAATGTCTTCGGGTTTTTGGATAACACCGATAATTTCATCATCATTTAAGATTCTATGCTCACCCCATTTGTTTTTAAAACGAGATCCTGCATATCGTCCGTACATCACGAACTGACCTTCCCTGCACCACGCTCCAAGGGGAAACTTTTCTTTGTCTCTATAGCAAAGATTACCCATCTTAATTACTAAACCTACAACAGTTGTTGCTTGAATAGTCTCAATGGTTGTATCTGCTAAAAGAATTCCACCTTTAGTTTTCTGTGATCCTGCAAATGGTCTGATTAATAAACGATAACCTGTTGGTTCAGGAAGAGAATCGATATATTCTTTTTTCTCTTCATCTGTTTTAGGTACAATGAAATTATTTTCATTACTTGCTATGTTTTTTTCAGTCTTTGTCATTGTCATCTCTGAGCAGTTCGCCCAAATCCTCCTTTAGCTGGTTAAGCGAACTAATTTGTCCTCTAGAATACTGTAATTTCTCATAATTGTCTATACTACCGTAAATTACCTGTTCGCTGATTTGATTTATTTTCTTTTCGATTAATCTTTTGATCTCTCGAACGGTTTCGATTTCTAATGTTGCCATAAATTATGGTTTATAGAAGAAATTATGGGAATTGCAAGTTATTTTCTTTTAATTAAGTCCGTAGCCTTTAATCCGTAAACAGATGCGATGACACCAACAAAAATTGTTTGGTACCAAAAGGGTAATTGTGAAAAATATTCGAAAAACAATTTCATTTTGTCCATTGCGGTTGGATCATCCGAAAAAACTGCCCATGCAAGGAGTACAATTGGAGCCGAGAGCAATAATAAAATGAATTCGTCTTTCCAGTCCGATTGACGAGCCTCTAATAATTTACCTTGGTACTCAATCTGACCGCTTGCCATCTTTTCTGCATGCAATCTTTGAGCATCACTCATTAACCTCTTGGATTCTTGCCTGTTTTTGTAGATATGAGCCCCAGTCTTCGCTGCCATACCCAATAGGTTTAGCCAAACCATAATATTTTTCTCTCCTTCGTTGACACATGTATGGTATCATCTCTGATAAACAATTCCAAGCCTTGTCCCCAGTAATCTTCCAACGAAATAAATGCTTATAATTTTCTTTTTTAGGGGTATGAGAGAAAAAAATACCTCCAAACATTTCATAAAAACGAATAACCATGTCTGAATCAGTAGTATCGACCTTAACTTGAAGGTGTTTTGCTCTACCTTTACCTCTAGACCATACTCCAAAGCTACCTTCGCCATCAAAAACACCAGCGAGAACTAAAATTTTTTGTTCTCTTGGTAATTTATCGTACGCTGTTAGGTTTTTTTCTAGGTTTGATTTTGATCCCTTGTGGATTCGGCCCTTTTTTAGGAGGTGGCCCATATTTTTTTCCACCGCTAAGCCCTTTTCTTTGATTTCTTTTCGACACCTTTGATCACTCCTTTGTTTTTAGAAGCGTAAAATACTTTTTCAGCTTTCTTTGCACCATATTCTTTGGTCATCGCTGCTTTAATCTTTTTTCCTTTTTTAGTTAGTGGCATTATTTTCCTCCGTGTAACTGATCTGCTGTAATTTTTCCAGCTGCGTAAAGTTTTTTTCTATCGCCTTTTGTTGTTTTTGACAAATCTATTTTAACTTCTTCTGTTAACACTAAAGGTTTTTCTGTTTCACGTGAAAATAATTTTTTAATCCAGTTCCACATTAGTTCCTCCTTTGCATTTCTTTCATTCTTGCAATATCTAACTTCTCTTCTGCAACTCTAATTCTTTCTTGTTGACCTAATCTTGCTTGATCAATTTTTGCTTGCTCAATAGAAGTATCAATCATAATCTCATTTTGTTTTCTTTGCTCTTCTGTTTCAAACTCTTGAGACTTACGTTGTAAATCCATTGCTTT